CAGATCGGGACTATCAGTTAAACATGGAATTGATGTTTTAGCAGGGGTAGTGGATAGCGGATATAGAGGAGAAATAATGGTATGCTTATACAACACTTCTGATGAAGTTGTAGGTATAAATACCGGGGATAGAATCGCTCAGATTATATTCCAAGAGGTTCCTCGCGTAAGTATGGAGGTCCATGAAACGTTAGGTTCCTCGCAACGAGGAGACAACGGCTTTGGCAGCAGCGGCAAATAACAATCCGAGAAAGAATAATAACAACAAAAAAAATAAAAAGCAAACTCCTAAAGAAAATGTTTTAATAGCTAAAACAGACAATCAAAAAGAATATATCTTATCTATTGTTGAGAATGATATTATTTTTTGCACTGGCCCATCTGGTACTGGCAAATCTTTTATTGCTGCCGGTATAGCTGCTGAACATCTTATGAAGGATAAGATAGAATCCATTATAGTAACAAGACCCTTAGTTTGCACTGGCAAAGATATTGGTTCTTTACCGGGAGAACTTGGGGACAAAATTAAACCATACTTACAGCCTATGGAAGAAAATCTTAAATATTTTCTAGGCAGAGATAAGTTTGGCTTGTACTATAATACTAGAAGAATAAGATTTGAGCCGTTAGAAACAATGAGAGGATCAACATTCCATAATGCATATATGATTTTAGATGAAGCCCAAAATTGCACATTAGAGCAGATTAAAATGTTTATAACAAGAATGGGCGAGAATTCTAAGGTTATGATCAATGGCGATACAAAACAAACAGACTTGTATCGTGGTAATGGATTATTAGAATGTATAGATAAATTAAGTAATATCAATGGTATTGGTATTTGCGGTTTAGGTTATCAAGATATACAAAGAAATGGAATATTAGGAGCGGTTTTACACGCTCTAGAATCTTGAGGAAAAAATGCTATATGACTACGTTTGTGATGAATGTTCGCATGAAATGAAGGACGTTTACCAATCTATAAAAGATGATGCTTTGACTCAATGTACAAATTGTGGAAAAGAAGGTCTGAGAAGGGTAATATATGGTGGCATAGCTTCTTTTATGTCAGAACCTAAGACTATTGGAAGTCTCGCGGATAGAAATTGGTCTAAAAAAGGTCACTACGAGAAGTCTGAGATAGAAGCCCAATCGAAGAAGAGTGTGGGTAATGACTCGCACTTTTCTTCATTGGGGTCTGCCTCCAAAAAAGAAATAAATAAAATGTCAGAAACCCAAAGAACTAAATATATAATGACAGGTGAAAAATGAAGTTTATTAGCTCATCAGATAGTTTTGAAAATATTGATAAGAAAGAAATTCATGAAGTATTGTTAAACAAACTTGGCAGATCCATCACAGATGAATCTGAACGAGTTTTTGCTAAGACTATTACTACCGACATGGGTGAAGGTAGGGTTCAGATGAAATATGCCATCATCACATTCAATAATCAACCTTATGATCCTTATGGAGCAGACAGTCATAGAGAGTCTAATCTAAGATTAGAGTATAAGCCCGTAAGTCAACAAACATACAATTATTATACATCGTATTTGAAAAGCAAGAACTCACTATATATGACTAGAGCGCAAAGGAGTTTCATCAATGGCTAAAACAGGACCACTTGGAAAAGCAGAAGCTTTTTATGTTGAAGAAAAATTTAAGTCTGGACAATCAATAGAACAAATAGCAACAGATTTAGATAGAGCTTCTGGAGCTATAGAAAAACATATCAAGAAAAATAAAGTAGAACCACCAAAAACATTGATCGATCAGCAGTTTGCTCGTCAGAACGGTGCTACTATAATGACAGAAAGTGCATCTACAATGATAGATGAAAAAAGAAAAGTTACTCCAATAAAGCACGAATGTGTTACTAAAATAAGATGATAAATTTCATAAGATCATATCAAGATTGGCTAGAAGAATATAAAAAAAACAAGTACAATACTTGGATAAGAGCAACCCTGACAAACAATGAAGAAATATACTTAAGAGAGTATTCAGAGTGGTTAGAGCTTAAAGATTATTGTAAACAAAAAAATCTGGGTGTAACCAAAGTTGGTCTACAGTATAGATCTAATTCCATTGAAGTTGATACATGCAACTCAGACGGTGTTTATCTAACAAGATCTATCCTTGCTTCTTTTGGGCAGTCAGAGAGGCAAACTTATACTGTTGGAAAAGTGTTTGAATCTAGAGTTGAAAAAAGTATCTGGGTTATTCCAGAGCTGATAAAACAGCTTGAAGAAGAAGATAATATTGATCAATGTTTTGAAGAGGCGATAATTTATAACTATGTCAAACAAAGATAAGCCGCAATTATTTAATCAGACGTATCAAAAAGAATGGTCAGAAACTCATAAATACAAGCATATTCATACTGGTGAATACTGTACTTTTGAAGCATATGTTGCAGAATATATAGTTTTGAGAAGATCTGAAAAATTGAACTTGGGTAAACCTTCATATAAGTTCTGGACTAAAGGTGATCCACTACATTGGTTGTGGAAGAAACAGCACGGTGCTGCGGTTCAGCTTAAAAAGAAATATAGCGAAGAAGCTATATTGCAAGCTATAAAATCAAAAGACTTTGATAGGCTACTGGTACTTGGTGTGCAAAATGGAAGAGGATATAAGATTAGCCCAGAAGCAGAAAAAGTAATTGCCAAATATCAAAAGAAGATTGAAGAAGAACAAAATAAACCCCAAGTTAATCTTGAAGTTAAAGAAGAAAATACACCGCTTGAAACTAGATCGTCTAGCGGCTATAATACAAAAAGGACAACGTTGAACCAACTGAGGAATTTATGAGCAAAACCAAAAAGATAACAGGTAAGTTTTCAGAAGATGCGGTTAGTAATTCTATAGTAAGTAAGTATGGCGATGTTGTTAGGAGTGGAACAGAAGTTCTTCAAAATATAAATAGTCTGGGAGTTATAGGAATATCTCCAGCCCTTGATATTGCTTTGGGCGGTGGGCTAAGAGAAGGATCTGTAGTAGTAATGACGGGAGATCCAAAAAGCGGAAAAACCACAACAGCATTACATTTTGCTGCCAAGTGTCAAAAGCTCAACAAAAGAATCATTTATATAAACACAGAGGGTAGACTATCTAAGCAAAACTTTGATGGTATTAAAGGTCTAGAACCAGATAATATTATCATTATAGAATCAACTGATGAGAGAGTTCTATCAGCAGAAGACTTCTTAAACATTATTGAGTTTTATATTAACAATGATCCCGGTTGCCTCATAATTACAGACTCACTATCTAATATGGTTCCAGCGTGTGAGCTAGAGGGAGAAGTTAGAACGGGCGTAAGAAATGCTTTGCCAAGATTACTCTCCATGTTTTTCAAGCGTATTAGTGGTACGCTTATGAAGAATAAGACTATATTAATTTGTATTACTCATAATATTGCTAATACTGGCGGATCTCCATATGCACCACAAAAGATGGCAGATTGTGGAAACATGTTACAATATCAAGCCGGTACAAACATGGTGATCACCCATCGCGGAAAGTGGCAAGTTCCAAAAGATACTGGTGTACACGTTGGTCAGATAGCAAACTGGGTAATAAAAACATCAACCGCTGGCGGTAGGCCAAATAGTACAGCAGAAAGTTGGATTAAGTACGGGGTTGGAGTTGACGAAGTACAAGAGATAATTCAGATTGCCTGTGAGTTTAGACTTATCAAAGCGGCTGGTGCTTGGTATACTATACAGTGTGCCGTAGATGAACCAGAAAATCCCATTGTTTCTAAGGTGCTAGAAGAAAACCAGATAGGCAAGACTCCAGACGAAATAGAAAGATTCTTTAAGTTTCAAGGCGTTAACAACGTAGCAGAATTCTTGAATGGCAATCTAGCAATTTCATCATTTATTTATAACAAGATAAAGGAGCTTCATTGAAAGTTACCGGCATAAATGGTAAAGAATATGCGTGGAATCTAACTGGATATGATGTTTTTAATGATGACAAGCGTAAGCGATCTAAATATCATATTCGGGCTAGAAACTTACTAAAAGAAATCTACAATAGTTATAGAATACTAGAAGAAGTAAAGTTACCGGGAAGCACAGCCTTACATAGAAAATCTGTACTGTACCTTGACTTTTATATTCCTTCTATTAAACTGGGGGTTGAGGTTCATGGAGAGCAGCACTATGAGTACAATCCATTCTTTCATAGGAGCAAAGCAGACTTCATAAAAGGTCAAGTTCGTGACGATGATAAGATAAACTGGTGTGAGTTGAATGGAATTGAACTAATAACCCTAAAATATTCAGAAAGCGACGATGAGTGGCGACAAAGAATTAAAGGCATCTGATAAGTTAGCAGAATATATAGCATCAATTAATGACTATATAAATTTGAGTAATACAAAGTTCTCTTCTTTTAGAGAAGAATATTTGTTTGTAGCAGATATGTCCTCTGATCAACTTAGGAAGTTAACACAAACAGAACTATTTGATGCCGCATATCTTTTATATGGTTACGCTACCTACATTCAAGACGAAATAAGTAAGAATAAAGTGGCATTGAACTGGTGCAATGATCAAATGGAAAAGCTAATTGTTAAGAATAGTCAAGAGTTTGGTCAGTATACTAAGCACGAATCTAAGAAGCACATATTAGCTAATAGTAATTCATATGCTGCATCGCTAGAAAATATGAGAGAAGTAGCAGAGGCTAGGCTACAATCATTAGATGGTAAAGTATTTGAACTAAAGAGAAAAGCCGATATACTACTTGAGAAAGGTAAACGATCATGAGTATGAACGATTTTATAAATATGCTTAACGATGAGCAAAAGCAAGCTTTATTAAAAGCACTAGTTGGTGATAGTCCAACCGTAGCCAGCGTTCCAAAAGAAGTGAAAAAGGAAAGCATAAAGAAAATACAATCTTCCACGCCTCCTGCAAGCGTGAATGAAGATTTTACTGTTTTTAAGCAGGATAGTAATTCTAATACTAGGAGAAAAGAAGCCGTGAGAGCCAGAAAGAACGAGTGGAAAGACACGGGCGAGTTTAAGGATGTAGAAACTCCACAGTTTGAGAGAACACCCCGTCGCCGTCAACCACATAAAAGAGTAGAAGTAGAGTGCCACGTTTGTGGAAAATCATTCAAGGAAGATCCCAAGTTTGTTCATGGAGATTACTACCGTTGCAATCGATGCACCGGCAAATAATATGGAAGTTAAACTAACTGATATTGGATCAGAAAGAGCCGTTTTAGCTGGACTATTGCAGCACGGTATAGATGGATATGTAGCTTTCGGACATTTGAATAATCAAATATTGTTTAAGTGCATTGAAAAGGTTATTCTCAACGATCAGAAAGTAGATATACCATCAATACTGTCGGCAGCAGATCAGTTGAATCTTTCTGAAAGCATAAACACAGATCAAGAGTTGAAGTATATTAAGTCTTTAATGGACTTCCCAATCAACAAAGATAATGTGTTTAGCTTTGCAATACAGATGAAGAAGTTTGAATTTGCACGTAAGATAAAAGGTCTTACTGCAAAAATTCATAAAGATGTAGATAGTGTTACTGGTGCTGAGTCTATAAATGAGATTATACAAATACTGGAGAATCCAGTTACTGATTTCTTAAGGGAAGATGATAGCGGCGATCTTCCAGAAAAGATTGGCAAGGATGCCAAAGATTATATACAGTTTCTAGAAGAAAATAAATGTGACATTATAGGCATTCCAACCGGCTTCAACAAGTATGATGAAGCAATTGGCGGTGGATTGCGAAGGAAGTGTGTTGATTTAATATCAGCACGACCCAAAGTTGGGAAAAGCGTGTTCGCTGATAATGTAGCATTAAATGTATCTTCTGGTGGAGTTCCAGTATTGATGTTAGATACTGAAATGAGTAAGGAAGATCATTTAAATAGACTATTGGCAAACATAAGTGGAGTTCCAATCAATGAAGTAGCCACTGGTAAGTTTACAGAAGATGAAGAAAAACGACGCAAGGTAATGGAAGCAATTGAAAAGATTGAGTCTATACCTTATAGTTATGTTAGCGTTGCTGGAAAACCATTTGAACAAATACTTAACCTAATTAAACGTTGGGTTATGCAAGAAGTCAAGATGGGTGATAATGGCAAGACAAATAACTGTCTTATTATATATGATTATCTTAAGTTAATGTCATCCACTTCTATTACTAATAATATACAAGAGTACCAAGCACTTG